AGAGTATAGGCTAATTGCTATACGATATGTTATGTCTAGGCGTTACGTCAAATGGCTGACAAGGTGACATTCCTGGCCGCCTTCCCATCTATCCAGTCGGCTATCAAGATCACAGGCGCAGGTGACGGGATGCGAATTCAATTGGACATACCGGAAAGCCAAATGGGAAATGCGATTGAGTTATTGGCCTGGCGGCAACGGGTGTTGAAAGTGACGGTCGAGGTAGAGCAAGATGGACAACACGAAACCAACAGAAAAATCCACATCTAGCCGCTTCGCCGAAATTTGGGCGCAGCTTAACCATAACCAGCGTCGATTTGTGGTAGCCATGCTGGACGCGCCCAACAAGAAAGAAGCGGCAGAAGCTATAGACATCATGCCCGACACCGTCTATCGCTGGCCGCCTATCGTGGATGAAGCGATCACCTTGCTGGGCCGTGATATACGAAACTCTGTCGTGGAAATCATCTCCAGTGGTGCTGCTAAAGCTGCACTGGTTAAATTGGCGGGTTTGGATTCCGATAGTGAACAGACCAGACAGAGCGTAGCCAGCGAGATACTCGACAGAATGCTAGGCAGGGCAATCAGCCACATGGATGTACAAAGCGGCGGTCAGCCCATCACCATCACTACTATCGAGGTGGTCAAGGATTACGGCGATGAGCCTATATCAAATAATTGACGAGAAAGCGAGGTTAACCTTACACCCTGGGCAAGCCAAGGCATGGGATAGCGATAAACGCTTCGTCTTCATGCTGGCTGGCACCCAGGGTGGGTGACTGCGAAAACCTCGTTTGGCCCCTGGTGGCTGTGGGAGCGCATCAAGGAGAACGGTCCGGGCGACTACCTGGCTGTGACCGCCTCTTTTGACCTTTTCAAACTGAAGATGCTACCCGAAATGCGCACCGTCTTCGAGCGCATCCTGGGCGTGGGCCGATGGTGGGCCGGGGACAAGGTGATCGAGTTGCGCGACATGGAGACCGGGCGTTTCTGGGCCAAAACCAGCACCGAACCGATGTGGGGACGCATTATCCTGCGGTCCGCTCAGGCAGAGGGCGGCCTGGAGAGCGCCACTGCCAAGGCCGCCTGGCTGGACGAGTGCGGCCAGAACAAGTTCCGCCTGGGCCAATGGGAGGCCGTACTGAGACGCCTTTCCCTGCACCAGGGCCGCGTCCTGGGTACGACCACGCTCTACAACCGGGGTTGGATCAAGTCACAGGTCTATGACCGTTGGAAGGAAGGCGACCCCAACTTTGACGTGATTCAGTTCGCCTCTTACATCAACCCGGCCTTTCCCAAAGAGGAGTACGAGCGGGCCAAACGCACTATGGCCACCTGGAAGCTGCGCATGTTCTACCGGGGTGAATTCGACAAGCCCGCTGGGCTGATTTACGATTGCTTCGACGAGGAGCTGCACGTCGTCGAGCCGTTCCGTATCCCCTACGGCTGGCCCCGCGTGGTGGGCATTGATCCTATCGGCGCGGTGACCGCCGCCGTGTTCCTGGCCTGGGACGAAGCCAGCCAGCGTTTGCACTGGTATGATGAGTATTATGGTCCCTACGGCTTAACTACCGCCGAGCACGCCGCCAAAGTGACCAGCAAGGCGCAGATCACCGGGGGCGGTCCGGTAGTGGCTTACGTCGGCGGGGCCAAGACTGAGCGGCAGGCACGGCTGGACTGGCAGGCGGCAGGCGTACCCGTCGTGGAGCCGCCCATCTCGGACGTGGAGAGCGGCATTGATAGGCTGTACGGGCTACTGAAGGGCTATCAATTGGTGGTCCACCGCAACTGCAAGCATTCCCTGGCCGAATTTGGGAGCTACAGTCGGGTGCTGGACGAGAATGACCAGGCGACGGACAAAATCGAGGACAAGAGCGATTTTCATTGTCTCGATGCTGGACGCTACGCCGTCGCCTGGCTGACCGAGCCGAGGGAGACGGCAGAGGTGGTCTACCCGTTACAGCAAATCGGGAGATATTGATGAATGAACAAGAAACCATAGAGCAAGCCATCATCGGCAAGCGCGTCGTGGCCATCGCCTGGGTGCCGGTGTCTGGTAAGGATGAGTTCGCCGTGAGTTCCATCATGCTGGAAGGTGGGACTATGCTAGACTTCAGGGGCAGCTATTACGAGGCCGTCTACGTAAAACTGAGGGAGGCCGACCATGCCGACGCTTAGGGAACGCTTCACAGACTTCCTCCTGGGCGACGAGCGCCGCAAATTGCAAGAAAGCGCCCAGATTCTCTACAATGCTTACCTGGAAGGACCGTTCCAATTGCCTCCCGATCAACTCGTGGCGCAACTGAAAGAACAGGACAGCGGTCTTCTGTATGATCTAGTGCAATCGCTCTACTGGGAGCAGCTGGGCACGGTCGGCTACGCCGGGGACTTGACCGCCGAGCGTACCAGGGCCATAGACGAAAGCCGTCGCCTGTGGAAATACAATCCTCTGGCGCAGTGGACGATCAATCTATGGACCAACTACGGCTTCGGCGAGAACATCGAGATCCAGCCGGAGGATGAGGCTGCCGCCGAGGTGTGGAAGGAGTTCTGGACTGCTGAGCGCAACCAATTCGTACTGGCCGCCGACAAAATCGCGGACAAATTCTCTAATTGGCTCCTGGTGGACGGCGACCGCTTCCTGACTTTCTTCGCCTCTATGGTGGATGGCGCGGCCACCGTGCGGCGCATCAATACCAAGGAGATCGTAGAGATCGTAACCGACCCCGACGATGACAGCAAACCGCTCTTCTACAAGCGCCAGTGGACTACCGCACAGGGCCAGTCGCGTACCTGGTATTACCCCGATTGGGAGGCATTCTTCGAGGGCAGCCTGGAGCGGGCCAAACTGCCACGCGGCGCGGTGCGGGCCGACCAGCAGAACCAGGGCACCGTCGTCTGCATTCTGCATATGGCCTTCAACGGCAAGGACGAGGACTCACTGTTCGGCTGGCCGCTCCTGGGGGCGGGCTCACCCTGGATCCGGGCGCAGAAGCGGTTCATGGAGGACCGCCTGGCCGTCTCGGCGGCTAAGGCCATGTACGTGCGCAAGGCCAAGGTCAGCGGCGGCTCCCGCGCCGTTGACAACGTCATCGCCAACCTGCGCAGCGCCCTATCGTCCACGCAGCGTACCGAGACGAACCCGCCGGCGGTGGCCGGTTCGACTCTGGTAGAGAACCAGGCCGTGGACACGACCGACCTGCCCATGACCACTGGCGCGGCGGACGCCAAGACCGATAGTGAGATGTTCGCCTGGATGGCGCTGCTATCGGGTGGTGTGTTTCCCCATTACGCGGGCATGGGCGACGCCTACCGGCTGGCCACGGCGACGGCGATGGAGGCACCGATCCAGCGCCAGTTCTCCCGCTATCAGGTGTTCTGGTCGGCCCAATTCCGCAAGATGGTGCGCGTTGTGCTCCAGATGAAGGAACAATATGGCAGGGCGCATTTCAGCACTTACGAGGCCGAAGTGTCCACCGACAAGCTGGTCGAGGTGGACTTGGACGGCATGAGCCAGGCGTTGGGCCGCGTGTTCGAGACTATCATCAACCCCATGTCTGAAATCGGGGCCATACCAGGCGAGGTCGTTAAGGGCATCCTGCAAGCCGCGCTGAGGACGGTGGACGCCGAGGAAGTAGTGGGAGACGAGGCATGGCAAGAGGAGCCAGAAGAGCAAGAAGGCGAACTGGAGGAGGCGGTGGCACTGGCCTTGCAGAATTACCGGGACGGGAAAGTGAGCGCCGACGACTTGGTGGCGTTCTTGGTGCCGAGTAGGTTGGAGGGGATGCAATGAGGCTAAGGATAAAATCGGACTTGATAAGGAGCGTCGCTGAGAGTTGGAAACGGCAATATTGGCATCCTGGACGTGGCTGGAGCAAAGTTTATCGGAAGGAAGAAATTTATCGTAGATTGTCCGATTTGTCGGAGCAAGCCACAGAAGATGGCGTAAAAGCCATCATAGGCAATTATTCATGGACAACCAACAGATGCGATGAGTGCGGCAAAGACGTGGATGTGACCGTGATGTTGGGGCAAGAACCGGACTATGAAAGCCAGACCGTTTTTGTCTGCTTGGATTGCCTTGAGAAAGCAATCGCATTAGTGGAGGGGATGGATGCCTAGCGGCCTGGACATCTACCGCAAGTCATTGCGCGATAACGTGCGCGGGCTGTGGGGTGGTGTTATAGATTATGATCAGTTTTGGGAGGCGATGACGGCCACCATCCAGCGCCGCTTGCCCCAAGCGTGGTATGATGG